GCATTAAGAACCTCCCCGTTCCCGTCCGTCTGGATTCCGGCCAGTTGAACGATGCGTGGCTGATTTTCGTTCTCCGGCCCCGATTTGAAATCGGGCAGTCCGCTTGTTTCCGTGTCAAAGAAGGTGATTTTCATGAACAAACCTCAATAGTTCATTGTTGCGTGCGGGATTTGGCCTTTGGCAATCGCCGCGACGACGGCTTGGGCCTGTCCTTCCGTCAGCGAGCAAATCGTTGCGATAGCCCCGGATGCTGAGCGGTTGCACTGGGCGCGGTGCGCGCGGTTCGCTTTGCGCTTTTCTTCGGCTGCGCAGGCTAAGCGTTCCTGCTCCTCTTGCGCGCGGCGCTCAGCCTCAAGACGTTTGCGTTCGGCCGTGGCCGCAGATGCCGCCGCTTCAGTACGGATCCTTTCTTCCCGGATCGCGCGATCTTCTTCGGCCTTTCGCGCCGCGTCCTCGCGCTCGCGCTTCTCTTTCTCGGCGCGCAGGGCAGCAAGTTCGGCTTGCTCGGCGTCGTGTTTCGCGCGATTCTCGATTGCCACCTTGATTTGCGCCGCACTTTTCTCGGCGGCTGGGCAGGCGATTTCCGCGAATTCGAACCATTTTTCTTGTGCGCCGGATTCAACTTCTGCCAAGCTTGCCGTAAGGTCTTCCGGCATTAGGTTTTGCCAGTTCGTTTCGGCGTTTTGTCCAGCGAAAACGATGCCAGCGATCTTGGCCTCGAACCCTTTGCGCCGTTCTTCTTGTTTCGCTTCCCAGTTCGTCAACGGCTTGCGTACGCGGTCCTTCAGCGCGTCGAGGAAGGAACGCGCTTTTTGACGGTCGGCGTTGATCGCGTTGACCTTCTTTCGCGCTTCTTCGCCAAGCTCCTTGCCAAGATCGTCGATCAACGTTTTCGAGCGCGTGACCTTGTAGGCAAGCGACTTGATCGCGTCGCGGTCTTCCGGCGTTCCGGCGCTTTTCGGGCAATCTTGCGTCGCCGTTTCGATGCGTTTCAAAATCTCGTCCAAGCCTCCCGAATAAACGACGACGGGGTCGAGTTCTTCGCGCGTGATGATTTCGCCGCTCATTGGACGCCTCCGGCCGCTTCCGCGCGTTGCTGTTTTCCTTCGGCGGCGAGCTTTGCTTTCTTTGCTTGGAGCATCGTCACGACGCGGGAATAGTTCGCCGCCGGAATCTGCCGCACGTCCGGCGCGCTCGCGTAGGCGAGAAAACGCGCCCGGTCTGCCCCCGTCTCGCGGATCAGCGCATCGATGAGGGCCGCTTGCTCGATCGTCACGACAGAACCGGGATTGTTGCCGTCGATGTCGTCGCCCGTACTGATGTTCAAAAGGGCGCAGAAACCGACGCGCTTGATATAGGTGATCGTCGAGGCGATGCCTTGGATCGCCGTTTTGTTCACGGTTCCTTTCGCGCCCTTGTCGTCAATGGGCATAGTAAGTTCCATGCTTTCCGCATGGCCACCGCTATGTTTCAGCTCAAGGCGCATCGTCACGTCGGTGGGCGTTTGGCGGACGACTTTCGCGGACGTCCCGAATCCGTGCTGGCCGAGAATTGGGTCGATCTGGCCATTGATGTCCTCGATTTTCGCGAAGTTGCTGTTTGTCTGATCGTTGTGATGCGTCGCAATCACGCGCGGAAGTTCGGGTTTCATGCGCGCGAAATCTTCGTCGAAGGCGCGTTTCGATTGCTCAGCGTCAAGCTCCTTCTTCAGCGCGATCAGGCGCTCGAATTTCTGAATGTCTGCGTCTTTGTCTTGTGCGAGCGCCGCGATCACGTTCATAATAGACGTTTCGCGGGTCTGTGCCGGGAGAGCGGCCGTTTGTGGCGACGCTTCGACGATTTCTTGAGACATTGTTTCCTCCTTGCTTCTCTTCCGTTTGGTGAGATTGTTTTTCGCCCGTTACTGCAGAACGGCCTTCACACGCCCGATGCAGTTAGCTGCGTTCGTCGCCGCGTCCCATAACGCCCGCGTGTCCTTGCTCTTGCCTTGCAAAAGCTCCACGGTCTCTGTCAGGAGAAGTTCGAGGCTGAAGAGCACCCATGCCTCAAGGGCCTGTTTGCGCTGGGCGGTACTGTTCATGTTTTGGACTGCATTAAGGGCTTCGTTCATGGCTGCGCTCATTTCAGCCCCCGATCGCAGCGGCAAACAGTGTGGCGGCGAGCGCCATCCCAGCCATGCCGTAAAGAAAGCTCTCAAAGCGCGTGGGCTTGTCGCTATGCGGGGTGCGGTAGGTGTGGATGGCGGAAATCATGCTGCGGCTCCTCCGGTTGGGGATGGCGAGAACGGTCCTCGTGTGGTGCGCGGGGAATTGGGAAACGGGATGATGTTGGCGAGGCCGCCTTCGATCACGCGGCAGGCGTCGCGCAGGCGGCGGAAGGCGTAGGCCGGAAGGGTGAACTCGCTCCCTGTACGGGCGTGAACGACGTGAACCGACCACAGGCATCCGAGAGGTCTTGAGCAGCCAGTCACCTGCATCAGCGTTCCGTCGTAATAAACGACGGTCTCGCCTTTCTTGAACGGAGCGGACGAGCCGGAGAAGGGAAGGGGCGTTCTCATTCATCGCCTCCGTTTTCAGAAATGTAGGCGTCAACGGCGTCTGTAAGGTCGCCTTCGTCGAAAACGGTATAGGTCGCGCCCGTCTTGACGTTGATGCGGATCAGCGCCAGAAGGCGGATGTCGCTATAGTGAGAGAGGGCCGCGGCTTCTCTGATCGCTCCTTCCTTGCTGTCGTGCGCAACGTCATCGAATCCGATATAGGGCTTGCTGCCGTCTTGCGGCGTTTGCTCTATCAGCACGCCATACTGAAACGCAGGCGCGCCGGGGCGAATGGAGCCGCCCATTGCCCCGGCGCGATTCTCCGCTATGCTGGAACCGCCACGGTCACAAGCAGAGGGAGAAACTTGAAATGAGGTTTCAGCGGCCTGCGACGCGGAGGTCAGGGCGGCCACATAGGCGGGGTCCTGTGCGCGTTCGGCGAGGCTGTGGAATGTGGTTGTCATGGGCGGCTCCATCGGGTTGATGGAGAGGAGACTACCCACAAATGGGTATATTGTCAACCCACGAATGGGTATTTTTGTGAAAAAAATTTACACACGATTCAACTCATTGATTTTATTCCTCCGCGCATTACTATGCCTTCTTCTAGCCTCGGGAGGCTGTCATGCGAATGCTTTTTATCATACTTGTCTTTTCGATAGCGCCATGTCCTGCCTTCGCGGATGTCTCGGTTAACGGATACAGCCGCCGTGACGGAACTTATGTTGCCCCTTACGAACGAACATCCCCAAACAGCACTCGCAGCGATAACTACAGCACCCAGGGAAATGTGAACCCATATACGGGAAAAGAAGGGCGCGAGAACCCTTATGAAAGCGGTGGTGGTAATTCTCTTTATCGTGGAAATTCAGGCTCCAATTATGACGCAAACAGAACCTATCTCGGTTCGCCTCAAATTGGCGGTCGGGGATGGTGATCTAACTCGGGCGGCAACGGTGATTTTTTTTGAATGCCTTGAGCCGACATAATCAGAAAAACGCCCCCGATTGATATAGCCAGAATCCCAACTAAATTGCCAACATCTGTCGATTGGTCAGAAATTAGAAATGACGTACCTTCGCTTATCAATGGGACGGCGAATATGAGGCATATCGCTTTTTGAATTCCACTTAAATGAACCGAATTCGTCGGCAAACCAAATTCAAAACAAGCCGCAGTCCTTCTTACCGACCCGGTTACTCGGGGAGCATATTTCTTGGCTAGCAGGAATGCGCCAATTAAAACGACCGGCGGAGATATAAAAAAAGCCAAAAGTTTCCCAAATTCAGGCTCAAACAATCCGTCTGGTCGTCGCATGGCGTTAAGCTCTTGCCTTTTTTCATCAAGTTCATTTCTGGCGGAAGCTTCTTCCGGGGGGAGTGAAGTATCACTTAATTGTCCTAGGCGCGAGCGTGGCTTATCATACTTTTGAGCTACGATGTTTTCCAGAACGGATATATCCAAAGATAAGGCGTCGTACTGTTTTTGCTGTTCCCTTGCTATAGTGTATTGGTCTTTGTGCGTCAAATAATGTATATCTAATTCAATGACTTTGCGCGTAAAATACGAAGCCGCAGCAAACCACAATAGTGTAAAAACTATCGCACCACGGCGAACGTCAATTTGCATATTATCCCCTCCCAACAACCGCATGGATGGCCTTGACCTTTTCGACGCCGACGCGCCACTCCTTTGGGGGATTGTGCTGGCGACAGATAACCTCTTTATCCGTTCGCTTGACAAATTCTTTCAGATAGCCCTCGCTTCCCTGTAGCTCGACGACGCAGTCTTGTCCATGCAAAGGCGGTACGCCGCCTCCGACATAGACTAGCTCGCCGTTGCGATAGCGCGGGGCCATGCTTTCGCCGCTCGTGTAGACCGCGAAGGCGTTGCGCATGCCTGCCTGATTCGGGTGGCGCGGGGCGCGTCCTATTTCATCGCCCGTCGAGACAATGTGAATGGCGTTCGGGTCGCCACCGTTTGCCATGCCGAGAATGGGGACGGTATCAGGGCCGAAGGAAACGGTCGGCGCAGTCTCGACCTTTGAGGCAGCAGTGGTTTTGTCATAGCCTTCGCCAGTTAAAAGCCACTGTGGAGTCGTTTTGAGAGCATCCGCCAGCTGAAGGATAAATCTTGGGTGAAGGCTTTTCCCTTTAATGACATTTGACAGAGATGACTGGGCGACGCCGCTCATGAGCCTGAGGAGTCTTGCCTCGTTCAGGCCAAGCTCTTTCATCTTGTAAGTGACTCTTTCGCTTATGTTTTCCATGTCAGAAATCTAACCAAAAACGGATAGAGAAAGAAAGGGGGCAAAAATGGGTTGTAAACAACCCACAAGTGGATATAATTAACGCATGAACACCCTCTTTTCTTCCGCCATCGACTTTGTAAAAGGCCAAACAAAAATGGCAGCGGGCCTTTCTTGCGCGCTCGGAAAAAAAATCCATCAGAGCCGCGTCTCTTACTGGAAGAATAAGCCTCCAGAAGACTTTCCCCCGGAATACTGCCTTCCTGTTGAAAAACTGACCGGAGGCCGTATTCCAGCCTCGGCTCTTCGTCCCGACATCTATCCGCCGGAAATGTTTGCCCGTTCCATCAAAGAAACGAAGGTGACAGGCGCATGATTACGGTAACGGAAATAAATCGTCAAGGGCGCATCTTGGGCCTTGTTCAAAAACAGGCGAGGCTGCATGAGGCGACCTGAGCAAACTCTCCAGCGTACCATCCTTTCCTTTATCCACGCGCAATATCCGCGGGCGCTTGTCTTCCACGTTCCGAACGGGGGTAAGCGCGGGAAGATCGAAGCGGCGATCATGAAAAGCCTGGGCGTGCGCGCTGGCGTTGCCGACCTTTGCCTTCATTGGAGAGGTGGACATACGGGCTATCTCGAACTGAAAAGCGAGAAGGGGAGACTGAGCCAGCATCAAAAACAGTTCGCGAACGAATGTGCGGCGCTCGATATTCCTTGGGCCTGCGTCAAGTCCATCGATGAGATTCAATCCGTTCTCAAATCATGGGGGGTGCAATGAGTTACGACCGCAGATCCCAAGCCGCGAAGCTCGGCTGGCTCAAGCGCCGCGCGGCGTGCGCGCCGCACGGGAAAAAGGTCTCCCGTATGCTTGTTTTGCGCGCCGCTGTTCATGACGACCTGCTCGCGGCGCTTGGGAAGCAAAAGGGGAGGGCTTGAGCGTGAGATCTTACGGCCGAATCCAGACGCAATTCTGGACAGATGAGAAGATCCTGCGCCTGACGGACGGGGCCAAGCTTCTCATGAGTTATTTCCTGACGGGGCCGCACACGAATGCGATCGGGTGCTTTCGGCTTCCTTCTGGATACATCGAAGCCGATTTCGGATGGGTTACCGAAACCGTTACCCAAACCGTTTCGGAACTGTTGCGGGAAGGGTTGATTTTGAGGGATCAAAAGACGGGATGGACGCTTCTCCCGAATTTCTTGAAGCACAATCCGATCGAAAACCCGAATGTCGCGAAAGCGGCGATGCCTTTGATCGAGGCCATTCCCCAAACATTAGAAATGTTTTCAGTCTTTATCAAAGCGTTGGAACCCTATGCCGAACGGTTCCCTAAAGGGTTCCTAAACGGTTTGGCAAACCGTTACCCAAACCGTTCGCCTAACCCTCACGGGAACCCTATGGGTAACATGGAACCAGAACCAGAACCAGAACCTTATCCAGAACCGGAGATGGAGATGGAAAGGGGGTGTTGGGGGAAACCGATTGGCGCTGACGCGCCGCCCGCGCCACCGGACAAAAAATCGGATCGGCAGGAACTTGATCGGGCCGTGGGCGCATGGAACGATCTCGCTTCCCGGTGTGGCCTGTCGCAGGTTTCGAAACTCACCGATCAGCGAAAAGCCAAGCTGCGCGCGCGGCTCCGGGACAGCGGCGGTGTCGAGACATTCTGCGCCGCCGTCGAAAAAATCGCTTCAAGCCCGTTTCTACGCGGCGAAAAAAAGGACTGGAAGGCCGATTTCGATTGGCTTTTGCAGGAAAAATCTTTCACGAAATTGCGGGAAGGGGCCTACGATGAACGCGGAGCCGACGCAGGCCAAGACGCCGCTCGGGTAGAAATCAACCTGCCTCCCGAAATCATCGAAAAGCTCCGTCGTTCTGGGCTTGAGGATGAGGCGATCAAGCGCTGGTTCGAAGGGGCGTCGTTCGAAAATGCCGGGCGGAAGATCCTCGTGAAAACAAGCTTTGTTCGGGACTGGATCGAACAGCATTTCAGCGACCGATTGGCGGTTGTTTTCGGCGCGCGGCCGGAAATCTGCTTGATGGCCGCATGAAGATGACGTCAGAAACAGACAAGAGTGGATTTCTTCCGCGCGAAGCAAGTGAGCGTCTTAAAAAAGCCGCAGCGACTGAAATACCACTAGACGACCCGATGGCGCGGATTAAGGCAATTGACAAGGCGAACGAGTGGGCTATGGCAAACTACCCCGACTGTTTCAGGCAAGAAGCTTTTGTTGGAGCTGGCGATGAAAAAACGATATGTCGGCGTGAACGACCAAGGGCGCAGAGTCGGCGAGGATCATCCCAACGCTAAGCTCACGGATCACGAAGTTGTCTTGGTTTTGGAAACCTACAAGAGGCTTCGGAGCTACGCGAAGGTGGCCAGGGTTTTCGAGATCGGCAAATCGACGGTTGCGGGTTACGTCAAGAGACGGCGGCGTGACCAAGTGGCGGTGAAGTGGCGCGCGTTGTGACGGGTGCGCGTTAAAGCTGGCGTTGCCCGTATCCTTTCGAGAGTAGAAACGATTGGAAACGAGTAGAAACAATGCCGCGACAGAAGGGCACGCCGAAAACCGGGGGTCGCCAAGCCGGAACGCCAAACCGCGTTACCGCGTCGATCCGGCAGGCATTTCAAGAGGCTTTTGATCGTCTGCAATCGGACGACGAGGCTTGTCTTGACGCGTGGGCGAAGAAAAACCTGACGGAATTCTACAAGCTTTCCTCGAAACTCATTCCGCTCGACGTCGCCGTGCAGGGCGGTCTAACGCTCAACGTTGTGTCGGGGTTGCCCGAGTGTGAGGCGGACGACGGGAGCGATCTCGTATGATTACCGTCGATCTGCGCTATCGCCCGCGCGCGTGGCAGAGGGAATGCCACCGGTCGCGGAAACGCTTCACGGTTCTCGCCCTCCATCGACGCGCCGGTAAGACGGAGCTTGCGATCATGCAATTGATCGACGCGGCGATGAGGTTTGGCAAAGAACTCGGCCTGTTTCTCTACGTCGCCCCATTTCTAAAACAGGCGAAGATCATCGCGTGGGCGCGACTCAAGCAGCGCGTCGATCCACTCGTCATGCTTGGCGCTGTTGAGATCAACGAGGGTGATCTCTCGGTGCGCTTCAAGCACAACGGAGCGGTCGTCCGCATCTTCGGCGGCGACAACCCGGACGGCATGCGCGGTGTGCGTCTCGACGGTGTCGTCGTCGATGAAGTCGCGCAGATCAAACCGGAAGTGTGGAACGACATCTTGCAGCCTGCCTTGGCCGACCGGCAAGGGTGGGCGATGTTCATCGGCACGCCGCAGGGTGTCAATCTGTTCAGCGAGTTGTTTTACAAGGCGAACGCGTTGCCGGATTGGTGCAGCGCGCTCTTCACGGTTTACGACACGGACGCGCTTCCCGCGGACGAAATCGCCCGGTTAAAGCGCGACATGAGCGAAACGTCTTTCGCGCGCGAGATGCTATGTGATTTCAGCGCGGCGGGCGACGACCAGCTTATCAGTATCGGCGACGTGGAGGAGGCAATCCGGCGCGTTTATCGCGCCGCCGATATTCAATACGCGCCCCGCATTCTCGGCGTCGATCCCGCGCGTTTTGGCGATGATCGAAGCGTCATCTTTCCACGACAAGGGCTTCAAGCCTTTCCGCCACAGGTTTTTCGGGGCCTCGACAACATGGAACTGGCGGCGCGCGTCGCCGCCAAGATCGACGAATGGCAACCCGATGCGGTGTTCATCGACGCCGGAAACGGCTCGGGCGTTATCGACCGCCTGCGCTCGCTGGGTTACGATGTCGTTGAGGTCAACTTCGGCGGCAAGTCGTCGCGCCCCCAGTATGCCAACAAGCGCGTCGAAATGTGGTTCGGGCTACGCGACTGGCTTTGCGCGGGTGGCGCGATCCCGAACGCGGCGGCGCTTAGGCAAGACCTTGGCGCGCCGAGATTCTGGTACGACGCGGCGAACAGGATTGTTCTCGAACCGAAGGATGAGATCAAGGCCCGGGGCCTTCCGTCGCCTGATCTTGGCGATGCTTTAGCCCTAACTTTCGCGATGCCGGTCGAGAAAAAAGACCGCAACCCCTACGGTGCGCGTGACGCCGCGAGGAAGCCCTACGATCCCTACGCCTGTTTGCAAAGGGGGTAGCGTGTCCGACGAGCGGCTCGTCATCAAGGTCATTGGCGTCGGGGACGTTGAGAACGCCCCGAACGTCACCGCTTTGCTTGACGAGTACGCTAGTTATGGACTTCCTGAGCTACCGCATCCGTGCACGAAGTTCGAGACATACCGGCATTTGGAGAGCCTCGACGCGATCCATGTTATCGGCGCGTTTTACGACGACAGGTTAATCGGGTTTATCAGTATCCTGCGCCCGATCTCGGCACACTACGGTTTTTGCCTCGCGGTGACGGAGAGTTTCTTCGTGCAAAAGGACTACAGGCACACCGGCGCCGGGAGAGCTTTGCTTAACGCCGCTAAAGAATACCGGCGCGCAACGGGTTGCGAAGGGCTTGTTGTCGTTCTTCCGTCGGGCACGAATGACGCCGCCGCTAAGCGCATGGGGCTTCGCCTCGTGAACAAATCTTATTTTGTGGAGGATCAAGATGGGCATTGAGACGATCATCGCCGCCGTCGGTGTGGGGTTATCGGCCGCCGGCACCGCTGCGTCGACGCTAACAGCGACGGCCCAGACCGACGCGCAACAGAAAGCCGCGAAGCAGGCCGCCGACGCTGCCGATAAGCAGGCCCAACTCGAAACCGATCAGATCAACCGCGCGAACGCTAAGTCGCCGGACACGGCGGCGATCGCTAGCCAGAACGCGCAAGCAGCGAAGGGAGGGCAGGCCGGCACGCTCCTCACGGGTACGGGCGGCGTCAATCCGGGTTCGCTGAGCTTGGGGAAGACAACCCTTCTTGGGGGCTAATCCGTGATCGACACCTCGACGCCTCAACGCTACAAGTACAACCTTCGTTGGTCTCAATTGCAGACTGAGCGCGCGTCGTGGCTTACGCATTGGAAAGAGATCAGCGATTACATCAAGCCTCGTTCGGGTCGCTTCTTCGTGACCGATCGCAATCTCGGCGGCAAGCGCAGCAACAACATTTATGATAGCACCGCGACGCGCGCCAACCGCGTTCTCGGGGCAGGTCTCATGGGGGGCGCGACCTCACCGGCTCGGCCTTGGTTCCGTCTTGCCACGCCCGACCCCGATCTCATGAAGTACGCGCCAGTCAAGTTATGGCTTAACGACGTGACGCGCAACATGCTCACGATGTTCTCGAAGTCGAACACTTACCGCGCCCTTCATTCCATGTACGAGGAACTCGGGGCGTTCGGGACGGCGGCGTCCTTGCACGTCGACGATTTCCGCTTTGGCATCCGTATGACGCCTCTGACAGCCGGTGAGTATTGCATCGCAACCGACTTCAATGGCGACGTGACTACGCTTTACCGCGAGTTTCAAAAACAAGTCGGGCCGATCGTTAAAGAGTTTGGTTTAGACAAGTGTTCT